GAGAGAGTGCCGTCTGGCTGATCGTCTGGCACATGCTCTGGTCGCTGCGGCCGAAGTTCAGCTAACCTTGCAGGTACGTGTAACGAACCCGGCGATGCTCGGCGCTGTCGCGCTGTGTGTCGCCGGGGCTGTTGGCGCGTGGGCGTTCCTCGAGGGCCATGCGCAAGACTGCGCGGCGCGCTGGGCTGACAGCGGCCTGCGCGTGACCTACCGGGATGGGCAATGCCTCGTCGAAGCTGGATCGCGCTGGTATCCGGAGCGCTCCGTCCGCATCCACGTCAGGGAGCCGGGTTAGCGGCTGCTGCAATCATGGCGCGGTAGACTGCTGCTGTTTCCCGGTGCGTGGCCCCCATGTCAGGAGCTTGCGCGCCTGCGTCTATCATAGCCTCTGTCGGTTCCCTCGGAACTACGGCATAGCGCTCCCGAAACCGCTTCTCGTGCTCGTCATTCTGCGCAGCCATCATCAGCGCGCGGCCTGTCATGCTTTCGACCGTCTCGGCTATCTCGTAGCCCGCAGCCTTAAGGGCAGCTTCGTAGGCGTCGATCGCGGCGTCTATTGTTGAGCGGACAAGCCACGCCTCTCCGTAAACAGTTTTGTTGGCGTCAGTCGCAGCATCCAATGCCGCCCTGCGCGCCTCCTGCATCACCTTGGCATCCATGCGTTATCTCCCCTTCCTCAAACTCTCGCTTCTAGCAATCTCAGGCGCAAGCGCGCTGGTATGGTTCGCTGTGGTGATCAATCGGGTGGGACACTGAAGGCGGAAAGCCTTGAAATTGCTTGCCGCAAGGTGGGACAGTCCAACCCCGAAAACCTCCCGTTTTGCCTAGGAATCCCGTCTCCCCTAGGGACTGCCAGCGGGAATATTCTATAACAAAATCAGCAACTTGCCTAGGCATTTTGTCCCACTTTCAAGGTGGGACGAACTGGCGAAGCCGTGAGGAAGTCTAGCGCGTCATCTGCCAGAATCGCGCGATCGGCCTTGGCGGTATAAGTAGCCGCCTGCTGGTGCGTCTTGTGACCCAGCACGGCCATGATCTGGTGCGGGGTCTTCCCGGCCTCCACCATTCGCGTTGCAGCGGCCTTCCTGAGCCCGTGGAACGAACAATGCGCCGGAAGGCCAGCATCGTCGCACCATTTGCGGAAACGGTTCCTGAAGCCATCTGGCGTGAATGCGCGGCCATACTCCGTCTCAAGGAACGTGAGGCTCTTTCCCTTCCAGCCGGCGAGCGCTTCGGCCAGCGGCGGGACTATGGGAATGTCGATCCAGACCGGCTTGCTGGCGCGGTTCTTCTGCTGCGTGAACCTGAGCCGGTCAGCCTGGATATGCTGCTTGCCCAACTGGACCGCGTCAGATGACCTCTGGGCGGCGTACAGGCCGATTGCGTAGGCGGTGCGTGCCTGCGTGCCTACGGGCCAGCGTTCCTCATAGGCGGTGCATTCCTCGACCGTCCACGTATGGAAGCCGTCCGTTTCGGGGCGCTTCAGGGGGACGCCTAGGGTCGGGTTCTTGTCCACCAGTTCATTCTCGATGCCGAACTTGTAAACGGCTCGCAGGGTCGCGAGGAAGTCCTTGGCGGCGCCGTAGTTCCTGCGGTTGACGCCTTCGCGGATTGTCGCCGTATCGATCACGGCAGGTTTCGTCCCGATCTGCCCGATAAGCTTGAGCAGGATCAGCTCGCGCGGGCGCTGCGTTAACCTCCTGTCAAGCTTCGTGAACGCGGGCGAGCGCATATAGGCTTCGGCAAGGTGGGCGAACGTGCCTTCACGCGAACGGGAGAAGCCCTTGGCGGGCGGCGTCTGGCCGTTTACGGCGCTGTTGTACTCCGCAATGAATGTCAGCCGATCGCGCACGGGATCTGACCGCAAGCGGATTTTCCGCTTCCCCGGCAGGCGCACATAGCGCTGAAGTTTGCCGTGCCTGCTGGGATATTCGCAGGTGTAGGGCAGGTCTAGGATCATGGCTGGCGCGCTCAAATCTGGATGCCCTGGTAGGGCCTAGACTTGGCGCTTTGCGTTCCCAGCCGGTTAAGACCGTCTTCAAGCTCCGATCTGAGCCAGACGAGGCGGCGGATTTCTGGCTCATAGGTTCGTGGCTTCGGCATCTTCCCGCACGCAACGGCCTCATCGAAGCTGTTGGGAGAAAGCCCCACATACTCCGCAGCCTGTTCGCGATTGAGAGCAGCCGGTGTCACTTCTCCCCGCTCCCCGCTAGTGCTGCGCGGGCGTCCTCCACGGCGATCTGACAGAGAAAGTCGCACGCTGGCGCAATCGGGTTCGTGGTCGGCCAGTCGGCGGGGATTTCATCAATGAACGTCCGCACGTCTTTGATGCGGGTGAGCCTCACATCCAGTTCGCGCGACAGTTTCGCCATGCGCTCAAACTCTGCGGGGAAGTGCTTGCGCATCGCTGACCAGTAGTCAGGGCTCGTCGCCTTCGGCATGGGATGCAGTTGTTGTTGTGGAAGCCCAGCGCGTACATCACGGGCAGGGCGATGCCTGCGGATTGCAGGAAGCCGAGACAGCCCGCCTTGTCGATGCCGCGCTCAATCAATGGCGCACGCACGCTGCGGAGTTCGGGGAAGTTCGCCTTGAAGCGGCTGAACCTAGCCGCGTCTGACGCATCGCAGGTGTAGCCAAACACATGCGCGTCCGTAGGGCGCTGATAGGCAAAGCGCGGCTGCTTCTTCAGTTCGTCCGTGCAGAGCGCGCCTTCAATGCCCGCGAGCCAGCGGCGCTTCTCCCACACGTCCCATGTCGATGCGTACTTGTCCGACTTGATGCGGATGACGGGCTGTCCAAACCAGCGCTCGCAATCGGCAATGAAGCGCTGGTTGTCAGGATGCTCCGCGCCAGTCTCGCAGTAGACAGCCTCGCAGGGGCCTTCGGTCAGCATCAGCTTCGTTGCGACGGCAGAGGCAGCGCCAGCGCTAAACCATGATAGGGTGCGCGTCGTGCTCATGGGCGGTGGTCCTGTGCTTCTGTGTCTGGCGTCAGCCGCGCAACGACAGTGTCGATCAGATCGACCGCCTCGTATTCGCCCTGTTCGGTGAGGTACGTTGCCAGCTTGTTGAGCTTGTCGATCAGCTCTGGAGATACGGGCGGGGGCATCGCGGCGAGATACGCGGTGACGGCGGCGCGGGTGATTTCTTCTTCGATCTCTTCGGCTGGGAAGTAACCGTGTTCCTGCAACGCGCCTTTTACAGCCCATGCAGCCGCCTCCAGCGCGCGGGGGTGGGGGTGGGTCATGGGGTGTCCTTCGATAGTGCGTCGAGCGCGGCGCGGGCTTGTGTTAGCGCTTCACGTTCGCCATCGTACATGCCGCCTATCGCGATAGCTGGCGGCTCAAACCATTCAATCATCCCCGCCAAAGCCTCCGCGCACTCCAGCAGCGCGGGGAGCGCGACAGACGCAGCCGCCACGAAATCGCGGTCGAGTTCGGCCAAGCGCAGATGGTCGAGGGGCCTCCTGTTGCGCGGCGATTTGAAAGGTCCCGCTGCTTTCAGGTGTTCTGCGTGCAACTCTCGCAGGCGCGCGATTGCTTGTGATGCGTCAGTCATGCTGCTTGCTCCGCTTGCGCATACCCGCCCCACTGGTCGGCCATCGCCTCGGCAATGCCGCTGAAGGTGCGCGAGCGTTCTTTCCATCTGTCAGGGCCGGGCGGCATGCGATGGACGCGGGCAATGCGGCCGGCGACGACGTTGGTCGGCTCCAGCTTTGGCAAGCCCTTTAGCCACAAGCACGTCGCCTTGACCTCGCCGTGGCCAAACTGCCAAGGCTGAATTGTCTGGTCCGGCTTGCGTATGCGGCTGCTGATAATGCTGACCGGGTTTTCGATTGCGATGCGCGGAATGGGCGCGGCCATCAGGTCACGCACAAACTGCAATGCCTCGGCCTGCTCTGGCAGTTTATTTTTGAACCAGCGTGCGCCGCTGACCGCCAGATGCGTGCAAGGCGGGTGCGCGATCATTAGATCCCATCCGAGGTGCAGCACCTCCCGCACGTCGCAGCGGTAGTGTGCGCCTGGCGTCTCGCTTGGCAGCAGATCGCAGCTAAACGCGGTCCAGCCCCGCCGGCGGAATGCATCCCGCACCGTTCCCGAAAACTCGCAGGCGACAAGGACGCGCTTCATGCCTCTTCAACCCGCACAACGATCATGTCGAGCAGGTCGGCCAAGTCGCGCAGTTCGTGCTCGAATGCGCAGCGCGACAGCACAAGCCGGCGCATCAGCCGCTCGCAGTCTGCGCGGATGGTGTCGTCGGGGATGGCGATGGGCGCGTGGGGGCGGAGGGGGATTACGTTGGAGATGGTCATTTCGATGCGACCTCTTTCCAGTGGCGAGGCTCCATCAGCTTTTTAGCAAAGCTGGAAAAATTGAGCAGCACTTCGCCACCACGCGGCGGCTTCTCCCTGTCGGCACGCACCATTGCGACGCCTAGAAGCGCGGCGGCCTCCTCTTCGGCCCAAGCCGTCGTGCCATCATCAGGGCGGTTAAATGATCGGATCACAGCACCCTCCGCAGCAGCTTGCACGTCGAGCGCACCACGTTGACGGTCTGGCGCGGTTTCACCCACGCCGCGAGATCGAACGCCGACACCTCGGCAGAGCGCGCGAGATGCGCTTGCAGGTCGAAGGCGGGGCGGGTGAGGGCTAGGGCTTCGCGGATCATTCCGTCACCGTCTTCAATGCTTTTTCTGCGATCTGCCCAAGCTCCCAGCAGGCGCGTGCGTAGCCCTGGTCAAAAGCTTCGCGGATCAGGTCATCAACATAGTCACGCGTCTGACGTGAGTAGCTAGACGCCAGCGCAATGGTCGGTTCGTCGCGCGGTTCCTTGAATGGCGCTTCGCCTGCGATCTTTTCGAGTGCTTCAAGCGGGCTCATTTCGACACCGCCTTCCGCGCCGCACGGGCTTCCGCCTCGTCCTGCGCTTCGGCCTCACGGTCACGCAGGTCCGAGATGGCTTCGCGTTCGGTCGCCCCCCATCCGCACAAATCCTCGCCCGTGTCGCCTTCGCGCATGGCGCAATAGTCCCAGCCGCGCCACGGGATCGGCGGCGGATTATAAGTCGTGACGATCTTGCGGGCGTTCATGCTGCACCCGATTGAGCATTAAGCGCGGCCTGATAAACGGCGCGGGCCTCGTCAGAGAGGTTGCCCAGCGGGCCAAGCGCGATCTGAAGCAGACGCTTGCGGGCGTTGGCCGGCGTCTTGCTGGTCATCTCAGCGACGTTCCGGCGCGCTTCGCTGGCGGTCATTGGGTTGCGGGTCATGCCGACACCCGCTCGTCGCGTGCGAGATCGCGGTAATAGTCGGCGCGGTCCTCAGCAGCGGCTTCGCGCGCATCGCCCACGTAAATCTCGTAGGCGCGCCATGCGTCGCTATCGATCTTCGCCCGATCCGCAGTCGATGTGGCGGACATCGGCAGCGCTTCGTATGCGCTTGCCGAAAACAGCGCGGCTTCTGTGCCTGACATCTCGTCCACGATGGTTTCGAGCATCGCGTCGAACATGTAGCGGGCGTGCTTGGCCGACAGACCGGCCTCAATGGCGCAGTCCACTGCCAGCCAGATCGCGCGACCAGCTTCCGCTCCGCTGAGGCTGATAACTTCGGCTTGTGTCTCGATTTCCGTGATCATTTGCGGTGCTCCCTTGTGTGGGAGTACCATTATCCGAATTTTCGGAGCAGTCAATACGAAAATCCGAAAAATCGGACTTTTTCTCTAGACCAGCTTGCGGCCCATCCAGAGAACCATGCCGATCACCTGCACCTTGTCGCCCTTCTGGGGCTTGATCGGCTGATATGTCGGATTGTCGGAAAGGATGATCATTCCGCCGTCGCGGTCGCGTTGCAGGCGCTTCACCTGCAGCACGTCATCATAGAGCAGGACATAGATGCCATCACCGACCCAGCGCGAGGCGGTTCGATCAACAAGGATATGATCGCCAGGCCGCAGCGTGTTTTCCATGCTGTCGCCGTGGACGTGGATGATCGACAGCATCGACAGGGGCGAAGACGTCAGCGAGCCAAGCCATTGCATGCTGAACATCTGGTGCGACGCGGGGTCACCGTCCTCGACAAACGCCCCTGCGCCAGCGGATGCGCGCACGTCATAGACCGGCACCGGCAGGAACGTTTCGCCCGAATGCTCGACGCCGTCGGCGGGCCCCTGCGATAGCTGGCGAACCGCCTTTATGACCGCATCCCGGCGAGCCGCGCTCATGCTTGCGGCCTTGCCCTTGATCCAGCTGTTAAGGGTGGTCGGCGAAATGTCAGCGGCCTTCGCGACACGCTTTTGCCCAAGCGCGATAATGTCTCGTTTCAGCTTGTCGTCATCGGTCATCCCCCCACCCTACGAAAATCCGTAGTCCGTGGCGCGTCCGCTTTTTCGGATCGGCTGTTGACATATCCGAAAAATCGGATTTAGCTGCGTCCCATGAGCACTGACGCATTGAAACGCTTTCGCCACGGCCTTGCTAGGGGCGATTTCACGATGACTGAAATTGCCGAGGCGACCGGCATCCCGCTGACGACGCTGTCCGACATGAAGGACGCCAACTGGCGCCCGAAGGTTCTGGACCGCCTCGACAGCCTCGCGAACGTTCTCGACCGCATGGACGGCAAAACCCGTCGCCCTCCCAAGCACAAACGCAGGGAGGCCGGGGCGACCGCTTAGGCGGTCAATCGGGGCGCACATGACACATCACACGACACCGCGCGCCACGTCGCGCGCATCTATTCCCAACACCCAAACGCACGAGCGGGATGCGTGTTCCGCGCGTGCGTGCGCCTTGGCGGCGACCCCCCAACCCAGCCGCCAAGGCGCAACCCATAACCCCGTCCGTGGTCCGGTCGGGACTGCCCGTGCGCAAGCGCGGGCCTTTTATTCGCGGGGGTGCGCATGACGCGCCTCTGGTTCACCGTGCCAGGCGAGCCGCGCGGCTGGGCGAGGGCCCGCACGCAAGGCGCGCGGTTCTTCACCGACAGCAAGACGGCGTCGGAAAAGCAGGCCGTGGCCGCTTGGGCGATGGAAGCCGGCGCACGCATCATCGAGGGGCCGGTTGATATGCGGCTGACCGCGTACCTGCGCATTCCGCAGAGCGCATCGAAGAAGCGCCGCGCAGACATGCTGGCGGGCATCGAGCGGCCCACGAAGAAGCCCGATGGCGACAACCTTGCGAAGCTGACCATGGACGCATTGAACGGCGTTTGCTGGCGCGACGATGTGCAGGTTGTGGACCTCACGGTCAGAAAGTTCTGGAGCGATGAGCCCCGGCTTGTCGTCGAGATTTCCCCGGCGACGGGGATCACTGAGCAAAGCGATGGTGTCCTGCGAGATAAGGCGGCCTAGGCCGCACGAATAAGCAGGGGCAAGCGCTCCTTTCCACCATCGCCCGCCATCCAGCGGCGCAAGGGGAGGGGTCCGAAAAAAGGAGCCTGAGTATGGGACTGCCCATTATCTCGGCTGACGAACGGATGAAGCAACAGAGGGGCGTCAAGGCGCTCATTCTGGGGCCGCCTGGCGTTGGCAAGACATCACTGCTTCGCACCATCGACGCGAAGTCCACGCTGTTCGTTGACCTCGAGGCCGGCGACCTCGCCGTGCAGGACGTCGCGATTGACCAGATGCGCCCCGGAACGTGGGAGGAGTGCCGCGACCTGGCCTGCTTCCTCGCGGGGCCCAACCTCAACGTACGCCCCAAGGACCAGTACGGGCAGGAGCACTATGACCGTGCCGTGGCGCGGTTCGGATCGGCTGATGCGCTGTCGAAGTATTCCACCATCTTCGTGGACAGCATTACGGTCGCGGGTCGCCTCTGCTTCAACTGGTGCGAGCACCAGCCCGAAAGCTTCAACGCGAAGGGCGAGAAGAACCTGCTGGGCACTTACGGCCTTCACGGCCGCGAGCTCATCCAGTGGATCACCCGCTTGCAGCACGCACGCGCGCAAAACGTGGTTTTCGTCTGTCTCCTCGAGGAGAAAGAGGACGATTTCAAGCGCAAGAGCTGGCAAGCGCAGATCGATGGCGCAAAGGCCGGGCGCGAGATGCCTGGCATCGTGGACGAGGTTATCACGCTCGCGATTATCCGCCCGGATGAAGGCCCGCCCTATCGGGCGTTTGTCACGGACCCCGCCAACGAGTGGGGCTTCCCGGCCAAGGATCGCTCTGGACGCCTTGACGCGATGGAGCCGCCTGACCTCGGCCGCCTCTTCAACAAGCTGAACGACACGGCGCGCGGAGCATCCGCCAAGACGACACCGCGCGCCGCTGCCTGATCAATCCCCATCAAGAGAAAGAACACGCATCATGTCTATCGACTTCAACCTGGCCGAACGTCAATCCGCGCCGAGCGGTGAGCCCATCCCGGAGGGCACCGTAGCGCCCGTCATCATGGCGTTGCGCGAGATCAAGACCGGCAAGTCCGGCGCCCAAGGCCTCGACGTCGAATACACCGTCACCGCTGGCCCGTTTAAGGGGCGCAAATCGTGGGGCTGGATCGGCATCGCGGGCAACGGCAGCGAGGGCCATAACACCATGGTCCGTATCTCGCACGCGGCCCTGCGCGCCATGCTCGAGTCGGCTTACGGCATCGACCCGGCAGACGACAAAGCGGCCGCGATGGAGGCCCGCCGCATCAACGAATGGGAAGACCTCGACGGGCTGGAATTCGTCGCGCGCTTCTCGGTCGAAGCGGCGAAGGACTACACCGACCAGCGCACGGGCGAGACGAAAACCGGCAAGGCCAAAAACACGCTGCGCGCGGTGACGCCTGACGATGAAGACTACAAGGGCTTCACACCCGCGAAGAAGGGCAAGGCCGCGCCTGCTAAGGCGAACGGCACGACGGCCGTGTCCGCGCCGGCGGGCAATCGCCCGGCCTGGGCGTAACCGGGCAGGGGAGCGGCTCGCGCCGCTCCCCAAGCCGGGCACACACAATGACAGATGATCCAGACAATCTGGCGACGGTTCAGGCCGCCGCCACGCTCAAACGCATGCTTGCAGATCGGCGGCACGCGGTGACCGATAAAGAGGCGTGGTTTCTCGCTTTCACCGCCGTCAATACATGGATACAGGCGCGCACCTGCAATTGGGCCACGCGTCGCGGGACACCGCGCATCGGATCGCCTGACGCGATGACGCTGGGATTTGCCGAGGCGGCGCTTGGGCTCATCGCCGACAAGGCCAGCGGCCTGCCGTGGGGCGAGCCTCTCGGCAAATGGTCGAAGGTCGATGCCGCGATGCTGTTCGCGATTGCGCACGAGGCAATCGAGAACACGCAAATCCACACCCTCGAGGATCCAACATCAGAAGAAAGGGTGCCAGCATGACACCTTCAATTGCCGACATAATCGCCGCGACGGCGCAGGCCTCGCACTACTCACCCGCCCAGATCACGGGCGACCGGCGCTTTTCCGACCTCGCACACTGGCGCGCGTGCGGCATGTACCTCGCCCTCAAGACCGGCAAATCGACGACGCAGGTCGGACAGGCATTCGGATGGCGCGATCATACGACAGTCATCTACGCCCGCCGGCGCATCGAGGCGCAGACGGACGCACTGACGGGCGAGCGGGTCGCCATGATCTGTGTTCGCGTGTCCATGCGCCTGGCGTCCCGTGCAATCCTTCAGGAGCGCGCAGCATGACCAGCCAGACACGCACGCGGACCTTCCGCGATACATCGGCACAAGCAGCCGCGTCCGCGCACATCCAGAAGCAGAACACGACCTGTGAGGGCTGCGTCTGGCTTCAGCGGATGCCACGCCCGCAGTGCAAGGGCGAGGCGTCACCGCACTTCAGGATGGTGCGCGACACGCACCACCAGCAGTGCAATGCCTACGCCCGACGCAAGCCAGGCGATCCCGACCCCGTCAAACAGGTGCGCGCATGATCGACCTTAATCCGGGATCGATGGTCCGCACGGCAGACGTCGCCGCCATACATGCGCTTATCGACGCGCTCCCGCCGCCGGCGGAGAAGCGCCGCACGTATGTCGGCGCGTCCGCTATCGGCTCGCCCTGTGAGCGCAAGGTGCAGTATGAGTTCATGGGGCTCCCCCATGACGAGGGCTGGCGCTTTAGCGCGCGCACGTTGCGCATCTTCCAGCGCGGGCACGTCTTCGAAAGCATGGCCGCGACGTGGCTGGTGGACGCAGGCTTCCGGCTCACGCAGACGGGCAGGGACGGCAAGCCTTTGGGCTTCAAGGTGGCTGACGGTTCGTTCGCCGGGCACGTTGACCGCGTCTGCACGGGCGGGCCGCTGGGCGAGCTGGCCTATCCGTTCGTGGTCGAGTTCAAGGCCCTCGGCCAGAAGTCATGGAAAGCCATCGAGAGCAGGGGCCTTGCGAAAGCCAAGCCCGAATATGCCGACCAGGTGTCCCTGTACCAAGGCTATATGGACCTGACCAATCCGGCGTTGTTCTTCGCGGTCAACGCTGACACGATGGAATGCCATCTCGAGATGGTGCCCTTCGACAAGGCGCGGGCGCAGGCCGCATCGGATCGCGCTGTCGCCATCATCATGGACAGCCGCGCCGGGGCCATGCGGCCGCGATGCACGGATGATCCGGGGTTCTATGCGTGTTCGGATTGCCCATTCAAGGCGAGGTGCTGGGCATGATCGATTTCAATTCCGCACCGCGCCAAGGCGTTCTGGAAGACGCCACGCTGAAGCGCGAGCGGGTCCGCAAGGGCCTGCAAGCGCGCGTGCGTGACTTCGTGCGCTATCTCTACCCCCGCGCCGTCATGACGCCACGCGACGCACGCATTGGCGACGCCAGCGGCGCACGCGGCTACAGCATGTCCATCAGCCTCACGGCCGACGAGACAGCTGGGCGCTACATCGACCACGCCAACGGCAACGAGAAGGGCGACATCTTCGGGCTCTACGCCGTCGCCCACAATCTCGACCCTCACCGCGATTTCCCGCAAATCCTGGCCGAGTGCGACCAGTGGCTAGGCGGGGCCCCGGCCCCACGGGCCGAGGTGCGCCACAAGGTTGAGGCGGCAAAGCCGGTCGAACCCGAACCCACCAGCACTATCGAGGCGAAATACGTCTACCGCGACAAGGCGGGCAAGAAGATCTGCGAAGTCGCACGCATGGCCCTGTCCAACGGGAAGAAGACGTTCGTGGTGCCCGGCGGCATGCCAACCCCGCGCCCGCTTTATGGGCTCGATCGCTGGCATACGTCAGAAGCGGTCGTAATTGTCGAGGGCGAGAAGTGCGCCGACGCCCTTACCTCAATCGGGATAGACGCCACGACCCTCATGGGCGGGGCGAACACCTCCATCGAGAAGACCGACCTGACCCCGCTGGCGGGCAAGACCGTCGTCCTGTGGCCCGATCACGATGCGCCCGGCGCGTCCCTGATGGACAAGCTGGCCGGGCCCCTCGCGGCCATGGGCTGTGTGGTGCGCCGCCTTAACCCGCCCACAGGCAAGCCCGACAAATGGGACGCCGCAGACGCCATCGCCGAGGGCTTCGACGTTGTCGGGTTCCTGAAGGCCAGGAATGAGCCGGAACGGCCCCGCCTGCCCATCCTCGATGTCGCCGGGCTCCTCAACGTCCCGGACCCCACATGGATCATTGACGGCTGGGTGATCGATGACGGGGCATCCGTCTGGTACGGGCCGCCCAAGACCTACAAGACCTTCAACGTGCTCGACATGGCGCTGTCGGTCGCCTGCGGCGTGCCGTGGCGCGGCAATGCCGTCGTGCAGCAGCCCGTGCTGTATCTCCTCGGGGAAGGCATGGGGACGTTCAAGTATCGCGTCCACGTCTGGCTGGCGAAGCGATCAGAAGGCCGCCAGGCACGCTTCTGGACCATCCCCGTGGGCGTGCCGCTATCGACCCCGGAAGGCCTCACCAACGCACTGGCCGCCATCGACAGCCTGCCGGCAATGCCCGGCCTGATCGTGGTGGACACGCTCAACCGGCACTTCGGACCCGGCGACGAGAACTCGTCTCAGGACATGACCAAATTCGTGCAGTCGGTCGATGCGCTGCGCGCCCACACGCGCGCCCACATCGCCGTTGTCCACCATAGCGGCAAGGATGCCGAGAAGGGCGCACGGGGCTCCAGCGCCCTGCTGGGGGCCGTGGACAACGAGTTCAGGATTACCCGCACCGAGGGGACGCAGATATGCCGGATTGAATGCACGGCCGCGCGGCACTCTGACGAGCCGAAACCCATGACCGTCGAGCTGGTCAAGGTCGAGGTGATGCACCCGGAAAGCGGGCTGGTGATGTCGTCGCTGCTGCCCGTGTTGAGGGATGACGTGGAGCCGGAAACCGACCGCGTCGATATCGTTAAACTGATCCTCGCAACCCTCCACGCAGGCCCGAAAACGGCATCAGAGCTTGCGGAATATCTTGACCTCAGTGGCGGCCATTTGCGCAAGTTCCTGCCCGAAATGGAGCGTCGCAAGATGATTTATGCCTCAACGCTTGGGAAGGCGAAGGTGTATCACCTGCTCCGTGAGGATGGGAGCAGCAAAAGTGACGACAAATGAAGGCGCTAGGGTGTGTAATGAAGCTTCTGCTCCAGCTGCTCCCAACTGCTCCGGCGCAACTGGCGCAATCGCCGTCTTCTGCTCCGCTCCGGGAGGCCCCCTTTAGGGGGCCCCGGAAGGAGCAGATGGCGAGCGGGATTTGCGGGAGCGGGACAGGGGGAAGAAAATTCTTTTCTATCGTCTTGCCCGTGTTGACCGCCCCGCCGACCCCCGGCACAACCATCAGGCGAGTGATCCATCAGTGACCACCGCAGGACCGGACCACGGGCACCACACCAGGAGCCCGACCATGACCGACGCATACAAGATCGCCCTGAACGAGTTCAAGGAAGCCAGCGCCGCCGTCCGACACGCCTTCGCGGTGCAGATGGAAGCCCGCGCCGAACAGATCACGGCAAACCGGAACTACACGTCCGCGTCCGACGCGTACCTTGCCGCCACGGATCGTCTCGCCAAGGCCGACGACGCGCTCATCACGGTACAGGACAAGCCGGAAACCGCGTTCGCGATCATCGACGCGCAGACCTGCGAGCCGGTCAGTTTCAAGACCAGCTTCGCCATCGACGGTGTCGAGTTCGTCCCCAACGGCGCCGGCGAGTAGGGGCGCACCATGGGGCGATTGGGGCGACCGCGAAAACAGGGGCAACGCTACCCGTCAGGGGGCTTGCGCCCGACCGAGGCGGAAATCGAACGCCGGAAAACACCTCGGGGCGAGGTGATCGAGCCAACGCCGGAAACCATCGCCCGCAGACAGGCCCTATTTGGCGATTACAGGCTCGCCCGTGAGGAAGTCTGCCCCGTCGATAGGGTGGCCGCCCGACTGACCGAGGAACAGTACCACGCAGGCCGCTACGCCCGAACGGTGTACGCCCGGTACGTGGTTGCCATCCGCGCGCCCCGGGTGACGGCCGGGCAGCTTCGGGACTTCGTCCAAGGTTCGGGCGAGGGCGGCATGACGCTGGAGCAGGCGCAGGCCGCAGTTGCCGAGTACCTCGAGGTGGTGACAGCGATCCGGCGCTATTCGTATCGGTCGCTACGGGAGGTGCAAAGGGTGATGCACGGCTCGCCCCCGCGTTCGCTTGACGTGCTGGCTATCGGCTTGACCGCCCTTGCGGATCATCTCGGCATGTACAAGCGGGAGGCGGCGTGATCTGCCAGTTCTGCCATATTTGCTAGTTGCGATTTACAACGCCCACAAATCGCTTTATTTGGTAAATTCAGAGTGGCGGTTCCTGTCTCAAGGGGCCGCCATTTTGCATTCCGGGGCGCCATGATCCTGCCATCACGCGAAATGGTGGCATCCATCGAGGCCGCGCGCTGGTCACCCGATCCCGAAACCATCGCAACCCTTGATTTTATCGTTGTTTCCCTCACGGCTCCCGATGCTGACGGGATCTGCGAGCTGCAACGGATCTATGAGCGCTGCGCCTTCGAAGCGGAACGCGACGAGGCTGTCGGGGCCATCGGCTTCAAGCTGGCAGCGGCGCGACGCAGGCACGTCTACGTCTGGTTCATGGCGGACTGTCCCGACGATGGATGGTGTAGTTTTCACTTGGTCCTATCCGACCGCCCGATTAGCCGTGAAGACGTTCGTCGAAAGGCCAAGCGGCGGTTCAGCCTGAACCTGCTGAAAGAGCGGTCCGAGTGGGTCGGATACGAAAAACCCCCCGCCGGTGAGGGCGAGGGGTTTGATGGTTAGCTAGCTTTTTTCCACCTGAGTTCGGCCAGTTGCCGGGCCGGGTTGGTCTGAACCGGGGTGATCCGGTTGTCTCGCAGCGTCCGTGC